GTTTTTAACATTATAGTACATTATAGCCTGTAATGATCTACATAGTACAATAAAGTTTAAAATACACCATCATTGCCAATCTGTCAAGGAATCTTTGTCAAAATTATCAACAAATTCCATGTCAGTCTCGTAACTATCTGATTCTGTTAGCAAATCTGCTCTTTCCTTAGAGTACACTTGATCTTTAATGGTGCTAAAACATCCATTACAGAGGTCAAAGTATTCACCAGTTACAGCACTTTTGCGGGTCATCTCATAGTCATTGAGAATCTTGTCACATGATCGACATCTGCTCATAAATAGACTCCTTACCTAAATGAGGGAATATGTCTTCAATTGTAACATCATCTCCGAATCTATTAAATAGGTATGTCCTTACTTTTTTTAATGCTTCCCTCTCAATAGACCACACTCGTTGATAAGATATACCCATCTCTGCTGCTACTTCATATAGTGTCATTTCTCACCCCTTGCTCTGATGGCTGCGGCGCACATCTTTGCAGATGTGATTTCTTCGTCATATCCGCTAAACCAGCTTTGTGCCTCTTCCTCGCACACCTTCGCACACGCCTCACGCTCGGCTATTAGTCCAGCATCCCACGCTTCTTGTAGCCACGCCT